GCAATCTGCCTCCACGTAAACAATAACGAAAGGTCAATACGTTGCTTCTCACCTTCAGAGAAGTTATCGTATTTGAACTTATCCCTATGACGACTCTTCAGCGTTTCCTCAAAGTTCTCATCTAAGGTAAACGCCACGAAGAAGTCAAGCGTCTGTAAGTATTGGTTGATCAACGTATTCATGGCAGGAAGATATTCACGGATGACCTTGGTACGAATACCTGTATCCTTTAGCATCTCCCCAGCAACTTCATTATAACGAGTCTGTTGGTTATGTTCATCCAACGTATCTCTACACTCATCAGCGTTTTTCTGTATACCATTAAGCTCAGTATAAGCGTCCGTTAAATCGTAGAAACCTTCCTTACCTTCCAGTAAAGAGATCTCAGCTTCAGCAGCAACTAGACTAGCCTGTGAATCACTTATAGAATCCATGATACCACGTAGCTCAGCAATAGTATTAGTCAATACAGCCTGTTTAGTTTCGTTAGAATCTATCCCTGTTAATACGTCTCTAGCGACTTTATCCAAACCTAAACCAGAGTCCTGTATGGCACCAATCTTATCTACCTTAAACTCAGCAGAGATATCTTGGGCGCAGGTAGGACATTCATCGTTACTTGAGAAGAACTTATGTTCAGCCATTAAGCGGTTAAGTTCTGTTGTATTGTTAGTCTTATCAACTACCAACGATATGTGATCGTCCACAAGAGAGGCTAACTGTGTCGTTAAGTCACTAGGGTAATCCCGAGCTTTCTTAGTTAAGTCAACCCCTTTAGTTATACTCTCAGCTACAATAAGCTTTAGCTTGGATATCTCTTCATCCGATGACGCTTTAGCAGCAACGTTCAGTTCTTCGATTTGGTCTACGTACTTCTTTTGGTATTCGTACTTACCCTTATATACTTCGAGGTTGTTTCTCTCGTCCTTAACATCTACCTTAAGCCCGTTATTACGGTCACGTAGAACATCACGCATTCTAGAGAATACGTTAATATCTAATAGATCTTCAACGACCTCTCTACGATGATGGGTGGATAGCTGCATGAATGGTACGAATGAAGACGAACCTAGTACAACGATTTGATGGAAGCTTTTGTGGTTCAGCTTTAGTATGTTCTGCTCTAAGAACTTCTGGTAATCACGCATTGAAGCTGACTGATCGATCATCTCACCGTTCTGCCAGACCTCGAATATGTTAGGCTTAATACCACGGATGATCTTAAACTCTTGTCCAGACGCTTCAAACGAGATAGAAACGACACAACCCTTACCGTTGATAGAGTTAACTAGCAATTGCTTTGATACGTTTCTGTGAGCCTTACCGAACAATCCAAACGACAGAGCGTCCAGAATAGTGGACTTACCTGAGCCGTTAGTACCTACGATGAGTGTTGATTTAGCCTTGTTTAACTGTATTGTAACAGCGTTAGCACCAGTTGCTAAGAAGTTAGTATAAGTCAGTTCCTTAAACGTAATCACTATTGTATCTCCATATCCAACGCTTCATTATATAACGAGTTCATTAGCGACTTGAGTTCGTTTTTGTCTAAATCAGTAGACACAGCATCTATATAGTTACTCATAAGATCCGTGGTATTCTCTACATCTTCAATAGACGTTACTACGTTTGAACCTAGGAATTCAGAGAAGTTCTCTACAACCTTAAGTTCGTGTGTATTGATACTAGACAAACCGTCTATAAGCTTATCGAACATAAACGGGTTAGACTTAGTCTCTACAATAACCTTAACAAACTTGTCAACGTACTGTGATAGATCTTCACCAGTAACCCACGGACGTTTCTCATCATTATAATAGATCTTCTCGAAGATTGTTATGGGGTTTAGTACACGTTCAATATCACCAGTCTCAGTATCTAGAACGTGGAAGTATTTACTATCATCACAGTCACCCCAAGTAAACTCCATTTGAGAGCCTAGATAACGAACGTTTCCGACCTGAGAGGTAGTATGGTAATGACCAGACAATACGAGGTCTAAGTGTTTGAATATGTCAGCACTCATCCCGTGACCTCCAGGATGCATCACGCCCTTCATCATCTCGAACCCTTCGAGTTCTAAGTGGGCTAGTATAATACCCTTTGCGTTCTTAACGAACTTCATAGACTCATCGTAGTTTTCTGGATTGATCCACGGAAGGAAGTTTAACTTACCCACCGTCTTAGGTTTCATTATGATATTGACGTTAGAGGTGTAATACCCAAGCAGCTCCTTCAAGGCGCATAGCTCGTTAGTATTCTTATGAACCACATCGTGGTTTCCAGGGATTATGTCCATAGTCATACCGAGCTTTACCATCGGTTCTAGGAACATCCTGCGGTTGGCGTTTAACGCTTTAAAGTTAACGTGTTTGCGGTGATCGTAATAGTCACCCAAGTGGATGATATTCTTTATTCCGTTCTTGATACAGTAAGGGAAGAATATTTCACTGTAGAACCTTTCTTGGTAATCAATGAATATCTCAGAAGAGTTTCTTACCCCACAATGTGTATCATTTAGTATTACGGATTTCATCAAATATATCCTTTTCAGGCTTCCATCCAAGGGAAGCTAATAATGTAGAGTCTGCTTTAGTATGCACACGTTCCTGCGGAGTAGGTGTAGTAATCTCTTCACCTTCCCATCCGAATGCCTTGGCTACGTCGATAACACGGACAGGAACACCCGAACCTATATCAACAACCTTATCTACTATTATACTATAGTTTTCTATTAAAGTCAACAACGCAGAGCAGAAATCTTCAATATGAGTGAAATCTCTTGTGTGGTCTACGTTGATGTACTTAATAGAATTAGGATCTTTTTGTAATTGATCGAACAGCATATCTGGTCGACCTGGATATACGGTATGTGGTCTGAATGCTATAGCGTTGGTGTGTTTAGCTAACTCTTCCGTGATTTTCTTAGTCACAGCATACGGGTTAGTCCACCACTCTTTAGCGTTAGAACTAGAGGCGAATAACAGAGGAGTTCTACTGAAAGAGCATTCCTCTATAACTCGTCTTGTACCGTCCACATTTACTTTATAATACTCGTCTGGTATCTCAACAGATCGTCTAACCCCAGCTAGAGCAGCCAAGTGTATAACCATATCATAATCATCGAATAGGTTAACCGAGAAATCAGCGATATCTCCAAGATAAGGATCTACCTCGTAACCGAGATCTTCCAAGTAAGGCATTAGGTGTGAACCAATATACCCGTCATGGCCAGTTAATAGTATTCTATGATATAACATCAGTGATTCCTTATTTTCCCGTTGAATGTGCAGGCGAACACGAGGTCTTCTTCAGGAGACGTATTCTCTACCTGATGATAGTCACCACCGTTAACAGTGATAAAACTATTACCTTTAACCTCATGTAAAGCTTTGCGGTCGTCACTATTGATAGTCATAATCCCAGAACCAGATATAAAATGATATACTTCATCTACATCGTCGTGGTAGTGACCTTTAGTTTTCTGTAGAGGGTGTAATACGGTGGATGATAATGTTAACTTATCTAAGGTTGTATTATCACGTACAGTGTATACATCATTCTCCTTAACCAAGGCAGAACCTGTCACAACCTCTTCAGACTCACTATCAATAACCCTACGCTTAAGTTCCGATGAAGAGAACTTATGATTACGTGTATTATAACAGACATCAATATCTAGCTGATCGCCAGTGAAATTGGTATCTCTATAATCTTCCCCGACAAACCTTATGTCAGGGTTTTTTAATAGTAATAGAGAGATCAGCTCTTCTTCCGTAGAATAAGGGATGATCTCGTTAACGTACTTGATACCAGAAAGTTGGATATGTCGTTCAACAACGCTTTGGATTGGATACTTACCCCTTTTGCTCGGGTTAATATTAAGCCCAACTATGAGGTAGTCGCACTGCTCTCTACACTCACGAAGCATTTCTAAATGACCTGCATGTAACAGGTCAAACGGTGAACAAGTGAATCCAACTTTCATTTACATATCCTCTACACTATCACATATCTTAAGTTTCTTGGCTTCCTTAGCGGATAACCAAACATCATGAGGAGGTAGTAAGTGCTTCCTGATTAATGTGTCGTTTAGCTTAGTACACTTCTTATAATGGTCAATAACTCGTTGAGTCATTAGTTCCATCTCTTTAACCTTAGCGAACAATTCGTGTTCCTTACCAACAGAACCCCACGAATATTGATGCGAAAGTATAGCGGTGTTAGGGGTTAACGTGCGTCGACCTTTAGTGCCAGAGATAAACATAAGAAGTCCAGCCGAAGCAATGATGCCTAAACCTACTGTTTTAATCGGTATCTTAGAACCCTTCATTACATCTACCAATGCGAAGCAGGCATTTAAGTCTCCACCTCTAGAGCAAATAGCTAGTGTAAGTTCCTGCGGAGGTCTGTCAGCTAAGTTAGCGGAAATAATCCACTCGATAACGGGTAAACAAGAACCCATTGTAACATCACCCATGAAAATGTAAATATCTCTCAATAACAAATCAGCCTGTGGTGGCATAATCGTTACTTGGTCCATCTGTCCGTATGCTTGTGGTTCATCCATCTTAATCGTTCCTTAATTCATTATTGATTTCAATAACCTTACCTAATAAGGTTAGCTCGTGTCCTTTACGCTTTGATGACATCAGAAGCGCGTTTGTGTCTTTAGGGAAACACATCCCACCATATCCTGCTGAACCGTCTGGTCCTGGAACCATCATATGAGAAGAACCTACCCTATCGTCTAATCCGATTAGGTCGGTCAACATATCAAAATCACTACCTCCATACATCGCTTTTAACTCATTAAAGAATACAACCTTAGTAGCCAAGAACGTATTGATAGCATACTTGGCGTAACCTGCTTTCATAATATCGGTAAACCTTGTTGTTCCTATAGAGACCCCCGATGTCACAATCAACTCATACCAGAACCTAGATTCAGCCCCACCGAATATAGCGAACCTTTGATTAAGGAATTCTTGATGCGCATTACTCTCAGTAAGGAACTCTGGGTTGAACGTTAGGTGTGGGTCGTTTTGATATAGTTCGAGGGTTTCAATAGAGGTTGTTGACTTCAATAGGATAGGGATATCCGTATCACCAACTCTGATTTGGTTTATGTAATTGTGTACTAATAGATCGTCACAGGAACCGTCACGATTTGCTGGGGTTGGAACGCATATAATAACACCATCGAATAGGTTTAGGTCGAATAGATCTACATCGTGACCTAGACCTTTAGGTGGGTCTAATTTGGTTATCTTGTGGTTATGTTGTAGTGCGTTGGATACAGATCCACCTACTACGCCATCACCTACTATTAACAACCTCATTTAATGAAGTTCTCGAGACCCTTCTTTTCTGCTTTAGCTTTTTCCTTACCGAACTCTTTAATGGCTTCGTCTTTAACTTTAATGGTGGCAATCTTATTACGAAGACCGTCAACATAAGCTTGATCAACAGGGGAGTTAGCGTCAATACCAGTAATGAATTGTTCAACGTCAGCCTGTTCCAAGAATTGGACTTTAATATCAGCCTGTTTCTTCTCACGGGTGATACGTCTAACAAAGGCGAAGAATGCTATTTGAGTGAAGTAGGAGAAAGCGTTAGGCTTACCAGTACGAGTAGCGGCATCAATGTTGTAGTTATGAATAGCCCTTAAGCAATTCTCTACACCATCCATAACCATCTCATCACGGTATGTGTAACGGATGAAGTTAGGCTTATGAGATAAGCCTTCACAGATCTTCATAAAGCATGTGGCGATATAGTCTGTTACTTTAGGTCGGACTTCGTCCGATGCGTCAGCATCAATACAAGATTGCACATAATCAACAACCGAATACGAGAAGTCTCGGTTATTAACGTAATGGGGTTTGTCCTTTGGTTTAATCTTTTCAGTCATTTCTAATGTTCCTTATCAATCAATATACACCTATTGTACCGCATTTATGGTGTAAAGTAAAGTTTAATTTATTTTAATAATAAACTTGATTTCTCAGTGAAAATAGGTTATAATAAACTTGAGTTTGACGGCGGGGTACATATGTTAATGGAGTAGAGGATTAGGATCTTCAATAGGTTCATCATCTAATACAGCTTCACTCGTATCATACTTCTCTAGAACTAGTCGCATATATATCTTCTTAATGTGGTCAGCTACGTCATCTTCACTTAGTATATTATAAACATCTATACAGTGTAAGTTATTTATAGAGAATGGAAACCAAGGTACGAGTTCGTATTCGTAGTGTTGATTCATACTTACGACCATTGGTTCCTCTATCTTAAGTACAGCACCATCCTCTACTGCAGAGTCATACACATACCCTATAATAGATTCCCCAGTAATAAGCTTAAAATATTTTATTGGCAAATCTGACGTGTGTTTGATATCATCTTTCATAGTTGTACTTCATGTATTTTGAAAACGAATTTCTCTTTAGCATATATCTTAATCCTTTCAGCACTGTGTGTTAAGGCGAAGTTCTTAGTCTTTCTATGGTGTAGATCATCAGCAATGTCGAATATCTTAGTAGCTCTATCCGACTTCCGCAGGCCACGACCTATAGACTGTAAGATCCTAACTTGGGATTTTGACGGAGCAGCGAAGATAATGTTATGTAAGTTCTTGATGTTAACACCAGTAGAGAACGTACCGAAAGAGCAGACTAGTATAGC